TTTATCTGGTGCGATGAACTTGTGCCGCTGGACTGGATTGAGACGCTACGCTATCGTGTCGTAACCCGTATGGGCAAGTTGGTAGTGACATTTACTCCTATCTCTGGCTACAGTTCCGTTGTTAAGGAATATGTCAGCGGTGCTAAGATTTATGAGACAAAGGAAGCCCCGTTGCTACCTGACTCTCAGAATGTGATGGGCTGTCCTAAGGGGCATATGCCGTATAAGGCTAAGTCGTTCAATCGTTCGTCAGCGGTGATGTGGTTTCACAGCCAACTGAACCCATACAATCCTTTCGAGAACCTAAAAAAGACCCTTGCTGGCAAGAAGTCGTATGAAATCAAGATTCGTGCTTACGGCTGGGCTGACAATGTAAGTGGGTCTCAATTCCCACGATTCAACCCTGAGATAAATGTTGTAAAGGCTGAGAATGTGCCTGAAGAGGGTACGAACTACTTCATTACCGACCCCGCTGGTGCGAGAAACTGGTTTATGCTCTGGGCTAGGGTTGCCAAGGACGGCAGTATCTATGTCTACAGGGAGTTTCCAGACACTTCTGATGGTGAATGGGCGTTGCCCTCTGGCGACCCTGACGGAAAGGCTGGAACAGCCCAAAGAAACGGGGCTGGGCGGTCTCTGGCTGACTACAAGCAGATGATTCTTGACCTAGAGCAGGGAGAAGAGATTTGGGAGCGTTATATCGACCCCCGTGCAGGAGGCACTAAGGCTGTTACGGACGAAGGCGGTACTACCCTCATAGAAATGCTTGACAGCGGAGACAACCCTATGCACTTCCAGCCAGCCGCTGGCGTACGCATCGAACAAGGCGTGGCAATGATTAATGACGGCTTTGCGTACGACTACAATCAGGAGATAAGTCCGCTGAACAAGCCAAGACTATATATCTCAGAGTCTTGTGAAAACCTTATCTACTGCCTCAAGGAGTGGACAGGTCAGGACGGAGATAAGGGTGCTACCAAAGACCCTATAGACTGCCTGCGATATCTTATGACTATGAATCCTGAATATCAGGGCAATGACGCTATGCAAGGCTGGGGAGGCGGTTCATACTAATGGAAGTCTTCTATCCAGCCCTCTTGTCTCGTCAAAAAGCGATGCTCTTTGCTAAAATTGGACGGATAAGGCTTGAGTCGCTTGCCAGAAAGGGTCAAGTCAGGACTTTCACCACCAAAGGTGGTCACAAGAGGTACTTCCGTGACGACCTTGCCAAATATTTAAATGAAATCTTACAAAAATAACCAAGACCCTATGGTCTTTGCTAGTGAGACCCCTGATATTCAGTATCTTTTCTCTGAATACCAGCGTTCTACTCAAAATGGCGGGAATACTGCTAATATTGCAGAAAATGATGATATTCGTCTCTCTAGGTGGGAAGGTCAGTCAAAGGATGGCAAGAAGCACAGCGAAAATCTGCCTGATGGAGAACCTGCATTTCCGTTTGAAGGTGCGTCTGATGTACGCTCACGCCTTGTAGACCGCACAATTAACGACCTTGTGTCGATGTGCGTTACAACCTTTGACCGCTGTCAGGTCAAGGTTAAGGGTACTGAGTTCAGCGACTCTGAGTCATCGTCTACTGCTAATATCCTTATGGCTTGGCTCTTGGAGTCTCGTCTTCGGTCAGAACTCCGCAAGGAAGCGGAACTCCTATGCCAGTATACGCAACAGTACGGATGGTCTGCTCTTAATGTCATTTGGGAGCAGGAGATGGGAATCCGATTCCAGAAAATCCGTATGGATGAACTGATGCAGGTTGTTCAGCAGGCTGTTCAGATGAATCCGAATTCGTCCATCAAAGACCTGCCTGCGGCTGTCGCAGACCCTAATCAAGAGGACTACGCTACAGACCTCATCTGTATGTACCTCAAGGCGGTTGACCCTAAGGATGTTAAGAAGGCTATCAAGGAACTGCGTGAGAATGGAGTCTGCGAAATCCCCGAATCTTTTATCAGCAAGAACCAGCCTCTCATTGTTGCTCTCAAGCCGTACGATGAAATCTCGTTCCCCCCTGAGACAATTGAAATTCAGAAGGCTCGTGTCATCTTCCGTAGAACCTATGTGACGGAAGTCGAACTGCGTTCTATGGCGGCTCAGGAAGATTGGTCTGCATCGTTCGTTAACCAAGCCATCAACACGATGGGTATGCAGTCGCAATTTAATGACCCCAATCTCTTGCCTGCCGCCGCCCTGATTAACTATCAGGTAGCCCGTAATGACAACCTGATTGAACTTGTGTACGCCTATAGTCGCAACATCGACAAGGATGGCATTCAGGGAATCTACCAGACTATCTTCTGTCCTCAGGCTGGAACAGAAGAATACGCCTCGCACGGACTGCTTGGATACGCTCACAATAAGTATCCGTTTGTTATCTACCGCAGAGAACGCACACGCAGAGCCATTATGGAATCTCGTGGTGTTCCTGAACTGGCGATGACTGACCAAGAGGAAATCAAGGCTCAGCACGATGCTATCCGTGACCGCACAGCGTTCACCACGATGCCTCCCATCCTTGTCAAGAAGCGACTTGGCGGCATCAATAAAATTGCCCCCGGAATTCACCTGCCTGTCACCTCGATGGATGACTACAAGTTTATGCCTGCTCCTACTGACCAGAATCAGCAGGTGGCATTCTCTCTAATAGACAGAGTCGAGATGAATCACGCTTCATACTTTGGGATTCCGCATCCTAATATTATGCCGCAGAAGACGCAGGTCACTCAGCAGTTCATTATCAACAACTGGCTTGATGTGTGGAGCGAGGCGTTCTCTATGACATTCAGCCTGATGCTTCAGTATATGGACTCCGCTGAAATTGAGCAGATTACTGGAACAGCACTTCCTCAGAACATCTCAAGCGTCAGCAATATGTACGATTTCCAAGTTAAGTACGATGTGCGAGAACTCGATACGAACTTTGTCATCGAGAAACTTAAGGCTATCACTCAGTTCGTCCTTCCGCTTGATGGCGGTGGTGTCATCGACAAAAACAAGTTGGTCAAGGCGGCTATTGAGGCTATTGACCCTGACAAGGCTAAGGAACTCATCATCAATCAGACATCCGCTTCTCAACAGATGTATAAGGATATCCAATCTGACATCGGACTTATGATGCTTGGTAATGAAGCCCAGTATGTCGAAAACGACCCTGCCGCCCAGACTAAGTTGCAGTATATGCAAGATGTTATCAGCAAGAATCCTAAGGCTCAGCAGATGATGCAGACTGACCCGCATTTCCGTGCTCTTGTCGAGAACTTTATGAAGAACCTCCAGATGTCTGCTATGCAACAGCAAAACAAGCAAATTGGTCGTACTGGAGTAACTCCTATTGCTCAGCAAGCCGCTGGACAGATGCAACAGCAGATTGACCAAGCGAACGAACAGCAACCTCAAGAATAATGCGTTACCCTAACCAAATCATCATAGGACTGTCTTTTGAGGCTAACAATGACCTCTGGAAGGCTGTCCATATGCTTCTTGATGCCTCTATAGAATCTGAGGTCGCTTCAGCCATCTCTAGGGAAAATAGAGGTGAAGATAGGGCTTGGTTTGCTGGAAGAGCCGAGGCTTTGACTGCTTTTAAGTCTATACTTGTGCAGACACGGAATGATGTGCTTGCCGACCAAGGAAGACCCTCAGAACCTCATAGTTCGTCAGAAAGCGGTATGTAATGCTGTTAGTACTTGCTTAGTACAATTTCAAGCCGTAACTGGCTCACTAGTTCTGGAACTATTACAACATCCTGCCTATAAAAAAGGACTTTAGACCTTATCTAATGACTACAGAAAATCAAGCCGACCTTAGCACGGCTCAAAACAACGCTACGACAAACGAAAGCACCCCGCAGGCTTTTGACATCAATAAACTCGCTGACATCGTCAACGAATCCTTCCTAGGCGGTAAGGAAAATAGTGAGCCTTCAGTCTCGCAGGAGCAAACTGAAGCGGAAGTTCAAGCGACTTCCGAAGATAGTGAGGTTCTTTCTCAAGAAACCGAAACAGCAACCGAACAAGAACAGTCCACAGATTCCGAGGAAACCGAAGAAACCAAATCTGAAGACGATGAACTTGAACGGGGGTTGCCCAAAGGTGTTAAGAAACGCATCGACAAACTCTCTGCTAAACGCAGGGAGGCTGAAGCAGAAGTGGAACGACTCCGTTCAGAGGTGGAAAGACTGTCGCAAGAGGCTACCAAGCCAGCACAGATTCCAACTCAGGACAACCCGTACGCTAACCTGTCTACGCTTGAAGAAGTCAGCCGTGAGGTTGACCAAGCCAAGCAAATCAGACGCTGGTGCGAGATGAACCCCGATGGAGCAGTAGTTACAGGCAAAGATGGAGTTGAAGTGGAATACTCCGCTGAAGAAGTGCGAAACATCAAAATCAAGGCTCTTGATGCGATTGAAGAACACCTTCCCAAGCGTATGCAGTATCTCCAGAACTTCAATCAGATGGAGCAAGTTGCCATCAAGGAGTACCCTTGGTGGAAGGATAAGGCATCACGAGACAGACAAATCGCTGAGACCTTCCTTAAGGCTTTCCCTGAAATCCAGAAATTCCCTGACTACAAGATGGTGATTGGTGACTACATCGCTGGCGTGAAAGCCCGTGAATCCAAAGGTAAGCCCTCTGGAGTTGTCAACAAAGCCCCGTCTCAGCCTAGACCTTCCTCAGCCCCCGTCCCCGTTCCTGCAAAGGATGCGAAGACGCAACAAGCCCAGAAGCGTTTTACTGCGTCGAATTCAAGAGATGACCTTTCCGTCATAATCGCTAACCGATTCCTGTAATCACCCCTAAAACCTATATACTTATATGGCTAACCTCACAGAACCTTCCTTCTCATCTGGTAAGAGAGAAGACCTTGCTGACCTCATCGCCCTCGTTGATGCCAAGGATACCCCGTTCACCTCGATGGCTAAGAAGGGCAGCAAGCCTGGAAATACTCTTTTCAGATGGCAGGCTGACTCTCTCCCTCTGCCGAAGACAACTGGTACAGTTGACGGCACGGATGTCTCGACCTATGAGAACTACACCAAGGATGGCTCGACTCAGTATCGTGCTGAACTGTCGAACTACATCCAAGTCTTCAGACGCTCTGTCCGTGTGTCCCCGCTTACGCAGGATATCTCGACTGTTGCTGGTGTTCGTGACGAACTCGCTAACAATGTCGCTAAGGGCATCCAAGCCCTGAAGCGTGATATGGAAGCGACCTTCTGTTCCGACAATGGTGCTCAGGCTGACAACGGCACACTCCCGTACCTCACTCGTGGTCTCCACAAGTGGCTCAGACCGATTGCCTCTAAGGACACAACCCTTCCTGTCATCGACCAGTTCTGCACACCTACCGCCAATCGCTCGACTGTCGGTACTGCCGCCCTTACTGAGTCTGTCGTTCAGGATGTCCTCACGGGTATCTACACACAGACTGGTCAGTTCAAGGACTACGACCTCCTCTGCGGTACTGCCCTGAAGAGAGCGTTCACGAACCTCGTGTTCACGACTCCCTCCTCTGGCTCTGCCAACACTCAGACCGCCATTCGTACCTTCAATCGTGAGTCGAATGAGTCCGCTTACATCTCGTCTGTCGATATTTTCGAGGGCGATTTCGGTAAGTTGAGACTCCACCCGTCCCACTACCTGAAGGCTTCCGCTGGCGTTGGCTCGACATTCGTTGGCTATGTCATCCCGTTTGACCAAGTCGAAGTTCGCTATGGCGGCAATGTCGCTGGCGTGACGGCTCTCCCGAACTCTGGTGGTGGCGAAGCCCGAATGATTGAAGCGGTTGCTGGACTTTGCGTCTACAACCCCCTCGCTTTCGGGGTGTTTGACTTCACCGCCTAATCCGCAGGATGTCAGATTTCATTCAAAGTCTGGCTGATGCAGTCCCTGCCCACCTTAGAAATAGGGTGGAGCAGGAACTCCTGCACGGATGGAGAATGAACGAGGTCAAGGCTAAGTCGGTTGCTAAGCAATCGGCTATTTTTCACAACTCCAACGCCGCAAAAAGCGTTGATGGTATTGGCGAGAAAATCGCCTCTATCCCTCTGGATGTTTACCACTACTGGGCACACAGACTTGGCAAAGAATGCTGGTCTGATGACCAATTTGTTAAGGAATTCATCCGAGATAACCCTGAGGTCGCAGTCAAAAATCGCATCAAGCGAACCTGCGTCCAAGGGGCAATTTTCACAGGTGACGGATATCTCATCAAATGAGAACATCGAACTACTCTCAAATCCTATTTGACGCTCTCCAGTACTCTGGAAACGACAGACAGAACATAACGGCTGACACATTTGCTCAGTTCCGTGACTTCTCTAACGCTCGTATGCGTGAGGCTTGGGAGGCTAACAACTGGTCTGACATTTGCAGGCTAGTTCAGTTCACTACATCCGTTGACGCTAACAATGTCACATACTTCACGCCTGCCTCAGAAGCGGGTGAAGTGCTTGCTGTGTTCTCACGGAATCCCCAAGAGACCACAAAGGCTATTCAACTTCAGTACCAACTTTATGACAATGGTACTGACAAAAAGGTCATCCTGAATACCGCTATCTCTGATGGTTGGTATCTCTATCGTATCGCCTGTCCTATCCTTACTGGTGAACTCTACAGCCCGTCTGTGGTGTACTATCAGGGTGTTCAGGTGTACTTTGACTCTGGGTCTGGAACAGGCTCATACACTCCAGTTCTGGGTAAGCCCCACGCTGGCAATTTCTACACCTGTCTTGCCGTCTCAACTACGGCTGGTCAGAACCCTAATACTAATCCCTCCCTTTGGACTAAGATTGATATCCCGTATATCTTCTCGTCCTTTATGGCTTGGGCGGCGGCGGCTAACTGGCTTGTCTCAGAAGGACAAATCGCTGAAGCCGCTACGCTTGATGCCAAGGCTAAGGAAGTGCTTGATATGGAGTACGATAAGTCGCTCCGTCAGCAGTCCCAATTCGGCAGGATTAATATGACTAACACTTACTAAAATGGCTAATATCGTCTTCTCAACACCCTTCACAAAGTCCTTCACGCACTCAGATGTGACTGTCGGAACTTCTCCCGTTCAGATTCTTGCTCCTACAACCAACCCTTATGACAAGCGTGTCATTCTAGTTGTTCAGAACAAGGATAATGCGGCTGTTGTCCAAGTGGTATTTGCCACATCTGGCTCAGTTGGTCTTGAACTTCAGCCTAATCAGTCCTGCACCCTTGAGAACTACAATGGTGCTGTTCAGGCCATTTCAGACACCGCTGGAACTACAGTCCATATCGCCTACGCCCAAGTGTAATGCGAGTCGGACTCTCCAGTATAGTTGGAGACGGCTTTGGCACAGGCTCTTTCCAAGTTAGCGTCATAAGCGGTGCAGTTGTGTACCCTCCGTTTGGTACAGTCATATCCACGAACTATGGGTATGAGTATCCTATTGCTCAGGGCGGTGCTTATTTCACTTATAACTCTACTAACTACCCGACTCAGACTGTCACAGTAGACATTATTGCCGATGGTGCTGGTGGCTCAATCCTTAACTGGTCTAATGTAAGAGACTTGGCTTGGAAGTCATATGGTACTGTATTCTCTGCCACATCTGGCGTTTATACAATAAACATCAATGGAAACGACTATCAGTCTGGTACATTTACTGCTGATGTTGCTCACGATGGCTCTGGTGGTTATACGAATATTAACATCGTAAATAGTTTCACTTCTTCAGGTGTATTCATTGCTTATGTACCTAATGCTCATAGGGCTGGTTCTATTGAAGTTCCGTCTGGTAGCAGTATGTACTATAACAATGGAGTTATTGACGGATACGACTACTTCCACGATGGCTCTGGTGGCTCATACAATATGGATGCAGGAGGGTTTACCCCTGACGCAACGGGCTACTTCTATGCCAATGGTTCTAATCTGACAACAGAAGTTCCGTCAATGAGTGGAAACTTCTATAACAACGGACTTTATAATACATATGTTGCCGATGGTTCTGGCGGTTATACTACTGGTACTGGTGGAAGTTATGTCACAATCGGAACTATCATCTTTGATAGCATCAGTTATACTGGTGTTGGAAGTAACCAAGAAGTTCCTTCTGGTAGTGGAAACTACTACTACGACCAATGGAGTGGAGATAGGTATGTCTGGGATGGTGCTGGTGGATACTATCAATACAGCGGACAATTCTACTACCCCTACGGAACTTACATCTATAACGATGGAACATACAACTGGTACTGGGATGGTTCTGGAGGCTTCTATTCTATCTAACTATGCGTATTGAAAAAACAATTCCCAAGGGCTGGACAGCCTTTATTCAAGATGATGTCTGTCTTGGCTATCAAGAGTTCAAGGATGGCGGCAAGGCTGTCACATCTCTTGCTCTTGTCACAAAGCCTACTGAGGCTGAACTTAAGGCTGAACTGACTAAACTCAAGATTACTCTCGCTAAATGATTACACTCATCATCGCTACTATCACCTTCCTTGGTGGTGTTTATGTCGGCACACGCTGGTCTGAAAAGATTAAGGCTGTGTACTTCTCTATCATCTCACAGTAATGCCTAATGAATACCAGAAGGATGGAGACCTAGCATTTGTCGGGCTTAATAGCCGTGACAATCCTAGTGCTTTGCCCCAAGGTATTGTTAGCCAGTCTCAGAACTTTAGGATGGACAGAGGCGTTGCTACTGTCCGTAAGGGTCTTCAAAGAAAGACAGTTGGTGCTCTTGTAGGTCAGACTATCTATGGAGTAGGCACATATATCAGTAATGGAGGGCAGGAAATTATCATTGCTGTAGTTAGCGATGGTCTTTACACATATAACCCGCAGACTGAACTTCTGTCTGCAAAGGTCAGTTTTCCCTCTGGAGAGACCATTACAACACAAGACGGGTGCGATGTTGTTGCGGCTGTTGATGTGGTTATCATTTCCCGTGGTTTTAGTAAGCGTCCTCTACGATGGGATATGGCAACCACTATTGTTGCATTTAGCATCGCTGGACTGGACAAGGAGTTCCCAAACTGCGAGAGCATCCTTTACTACGCAAATAGATTCATCGTCACAGGCAAGTATCATTCGGAGACAAACCTGCTCAGAAACAACGACACAATCTGCGTGAGCAATTTCTTGGACTATCAGTCCTTTGATGCTCTTGACGCTTTTACGATTAATAACGGCTCTAATGACAGAGTGGTTGGTGTTGCTCCTTGGACTCTCAATGAGTTCTTGGTGTTTATGCGTAACAGCATATTCTACATCAGCGTTGGAACTAGCAGATATGTCAGCGGTGACGCTCTTGCCAATGATTCGTATGTAAAGACGCTGGCTACCGATGTCGGTTGTTCTGCCAAGAAGAGCGTTGTTCAGGCTAATGGAGGCGTATTCTTCCTGTCTGATAATGGCGTGTACTTCCTGCAACCTCAGCCTGCATCAGCGGAGTCAATGAAGTTGCTTACTATGGCTGAACCTATCTCAGCCCCTATTGACGATGTCATTCAACGAATCAATCGCACTTACGCTCATCGTGCTGTTGCAACCTACTGGAACAACAGATATTATCTTGCCGTTCCGCTTGATTCCTCTGTCGATAATAATGCTGTTCTGGTATATAACTTCATCCTAAGACAATGGGAGTCCGTTGACACCTATCCTGCTGGATTCGATGTTTTTGACTTTGTCGTAGCCAAGAAGGATAATCAGAGACGGATGTATGGAGTCGATACAGACCAAGGCATCTTCCTGATGGAGCAACTTAATCACGATGAGTATGGAGCGGCTACTGGAACTCCATTGCTTCCATTCTACATACCTGAGACATTGTCTGCCGCCTCATTTGCGTCTGTTGAAATAAATGGAATTCTGAAAACAAGACGCTATTCATTTAACAGCATTGGAGATAAGAGATTTAGCACCGCTGAGGTGGAGATGGTCTCTGATGCTGGCTCTCAAGTTGTTACTACGGCAGATGTTGTTAACCCTGATGTTACGGCTGTAATTGATACATTCGGATTCAGCACAACAGAGGACTCAACCAGAAGAAACCCCATCAGAAAGATAGGGTCTGGAATTCAACTGCTATTCACCACGAATAACCTACGACCTTCAATCAGGTCTGCATTTGTCTATGCAACAGTTCAGAACAAGACTAACCAATCTAAATACTAATTATGGCTCAGATTTCTAAAGGCGATACTTTCGTAGACGGACAACAGGTGACTGGTGCTCGTCTTAACCAACTTGTTGATTCAAGCCAACTGCTTGTTGGTGCTATCACAGACCAGCCTAGCATCACGGCAAATACCCTTGAGGCTACAGATAGCACAATTGTTAATGATAGTGGAGTGCTTAAGGAAGCAACAATTGGAGACATCCTAAATAGCGGACTTAATGCCACGCTTGGAACTTCTACCGAGAACATTACTGTTACTCCTATCATCAACGGAAAGCCTAATACTGACATCAAGCAGACTCCCAATGACGGGGTGCTTGTTACTGGGAAGTCGTTCTCGTCTGTCGATGGAATCACGGCTGTCGTTACCCATACCGCTCACGGGCTTGAAAGCAATATGCTTCTTGATGTAGTCGCTTCTAACTCAGCGTACACAGGACAGCAGATAATTACAGTTCTTACTGTTGATTCATTCTCGTTTGTCATCAGTCAGACAACGCCTGTTGCCGCCAGCGGTACGCTTAACTACACAAAGAAAGGCTCTGTCAGGGTTGTTGGAAGTGAACATATTTCTGGTCAACTTGCAGTCTCTGGAAAGGCTACAATTGGCGGAAATCTTGCTATTAGTGGAAATGTTACTGCCTCAGGCTCTCTTACATCTACTGGTGACGCTAACTTCACGGGTACTCTTAAAGTGAATGGTTCTACAGGGTATGTGCTGTATGAAGTGATTGAAGAAACTATTGCTCCGTGGAATGCCGTTACCCCAGGAAATTATAACGCTGTATTTACATCTGCGACATTTACTAAGCCTACAGAAGAAATCTGGCGTTTTGAAATTAACTACACGCTGTACGGCAATACTGGCTATGGGATGATTGTTGGTGCAAGATATGGCTCACAGACTGTTTACTCTGGAACATATAAGTCTCTTGAGTCGTACTCAATTGCTACAAACGCATATATGTTTTATAATAGAACGCTTTCTTGGCACGAAGGTACAGGAGTCGTTCTTACAGCCGACACAGTAAAGATTGATACATACGCTGGGTCTTCTTCTGCTATGGCTATGTTCCATACGACAAGCCCTGTCACATTCTTCTCTGGGTTTGCCACAACCCCTATGGTTGGGTCTAAATTCAGAATCTACAAGTACAAGACCGCCTGATGTTTTTGTCTAAACTGAAAGTCTTTGTCAGCGAACATAGAACCCACGGGCGTGGGGAGACTTTTGGCTTTGATGATGTGACAACAGAGACCTACCTGAAATGGGCGTTCACTCACGACTACCTGTTTGTATCAACTGTTGACAACAAGGTTACTGGCATCGGCATTGCCTACCCAATAAAGGCTACAAATGATGAGGAGTCTTTGTTCACATTTAATAACAAGATACCCAAGGACAGGGAACACCTGTACGACCTGTGCATATTAGATATGATTTCGGTCGATTCAGAGTCTACTAAAAACCTTGTAAACGAATTTAAACTGCGTTACCCCCATTGGAGCAACTGTAAAAAGTGGGCTTTGAGGTTCGGTGACCTAACTGAAATTACCAATAAATACATCAACCTTATATAACAATGGGAGCAAAGAAAGTTAAAGCACCGCCGCCTAGAGACTACAAGCAAGAGATGCTTGATGCTATGTCCGCACAGGAGGCAATCCAGCCTCGCCTGCTCGCCCTTGAGCGTCAGTACACCCCGCTGTACCAGCAGTTGCAGAACGAGAACCTCCAGAGAGGTATCGGGATGATGCAGGATACCTATGCGGCTACCATCCCCCGTTCAGCCCAGTTGTCCCAGCAGTACGCTGAGGCAATGCAACCTGCCTTTGCTAGCATCGGCACATCTGCTAGAAACGCCTATAATGCCACGCTAGACCCCTCTGTTAGCGGTCTGATGGGTATCCTAGGCACACAGGCTACAGCCGACCTAGAACGAGGCACAGGACTATCTGCTGAGGAACAGAGAATCAGCCAGCAGTCTGCTCGTATGGCTATGGCGGCTAGGGGTATGACTGGCAATCAGGCTATCGCTCAGGAAGTCCTGAACTCATATAATCTTGGTCAGGCTCGTCAGCAGGCGGCTCGCCAGTTCGCTGGTAGCGTGTATGGTATGGGTCAGCAGGCGGCTCAGCAGGCTATGTCGATGTACGGCAACAGTATGCTTGGTGCGGCTCAGAATTTCTCTCCTGCGGCTATGTACAGCAATACTGCTAATATGCAACAGGGTCTGGGTGCTCAACTCTTCCAGCCAGAATCGCAGTACAATGCCCAACTTATCACCGCTAACCGCAAGGAAGCGATGGACGCTCAGATTGCCAACGCTCAATCCCAGTCTGCTCTTACTGGTGGTCTTTTGAGTATGGGTGGCTCTATCCTTGGTGGTATGGCTACTGGTGGTACTGGTTTCTTTAAGAAATAATTTATGGCTTCTCCTTTTCAAAGATATCAAAGCGGTATTGAGGCTTCCACGGGAAATCTCGTGTCTGCTTATGGTCAGATGGCTCAGCAGACCTCTGCTACATTTGCCAACCTAGGCAATACTCTTGCTGAGGGCATCAAGGCTTATGCTAAGAATGAGCAGGAGAATCAACTGCTTACAGCCAAGGCTCAGGGTCTTGCTGGAAACTTTGAGTTCCTGACTAAGCAAATCAAGGAAAACCCTGAACTTGCTCCGTTTGCAGAATCGTTCGACCCTATCCTCAAGAAGATTGGTGGATTTGAAACGATGTCTAAGGCTCAGAAGCAGGCTCTCCTGCTTGAGGCTGAAGCCTTCCAAGCCAACATTGCTCCCGCTCTTGCCATCTTCAAGGAGGGCAATGTCAGCAGAACTAGACAGGGAGTTCAATCTGCCCTTGATGCTAAACCTAAGGTTAGCGATAAGTTTGGTGTCACAATTGAGGCTCTTCCGTTTCAGCCTGACAAGAGTACTGACTGGAACATCCAGAACAACAGAGAATACATCGAACTCACAAAGAAGAATGACCCTAAATTGTCTGGTCTTGATACAGAAAGTGCTCTTCATCAGATTGCTGATGGCTGGACTAACGCTTTTTCAGCAGACCCAAACCTTGCTAAGACAGACCCTAAATTCAGAGATACAATTCTAAGGGGTCTTTCAGATTGGAAGAATCTTGCTGGAAATGCCGCTACAGATGAATCTGGAGTTACAGACTACGCCAAGGAAGCCGAGGCTTATGCTGGTGCTACTACATCTGCCGTAGATACAAGACTCTCACAGGCTACTGCTGAGAAACTTGCGGCTGAAAAAGCGGCTGGCAAGACAACTACTGCTCCTGTTTCTGATACTGCTAAAGCCCCAGTTCTTCTTACAGGTAAACAAAAGTATGAAAAGGCTGTCAAAGACGCTGAAAGTCTTATTGAAAAAGACAAGGCGGCTCTTGATGAAACCTTTAGTTTTGGTTATGGGAAAAAGACTGGAGAGTCTCTAAGCGAGACACACGCTAAGCGAGTTGAACTTGAAAAGTCTATCAAGAAAAGAGAAAAGGAACTTGAGTCTATTAAGCCTGAATCTTATACAGATGACAAGGACACAAGACCTATCGAACAGATTCTTGCTGAGCGTAAGGTTAAAGAAATTAAGCCTAAGACCGCTGAAGATGCGGCTGTTGCTGAGTTTGCTAAGTCTGTAATCAAGAATACACAAAAGACGCTTGAAGAAACAATTAGAAGTGGTGGCAACATCACAGTTGGTGATATCGCAAGAAGCATTAACTCTTTTGAAATCCAGAATAATCCTACATCTGTAGAAACATATACTGGATATTCTGGTGGTGGATATGGAAAAATTAAACTTCCCTCAAGATACTCAGACGCTGGGAAGAATGTAACAGAAGCGGCTCAAAAACTAGGCATTCCTATGGATACGCCTATGACGGCTGACCAGATGTACCAACTGAATAAGGAACTTGGAAGTCAGGCTGTTTCTGCTGGAACTAAGGCTACTGCTACGGCAAAGACTCTTGCTGAACTTAAGCCTTCAACTGTTGGTGTTGGAAAGACTGCTGAACAAAAGCCATCATACGCTGAAACTCTTGCAAGACCTTTTGATTTTAATACGAGAATCAAGACAGATGTTCCGACTGAGCGTGATATGACATATGCAGAAGAAAAGCAATATGTCAGGAAGTGGTTTATCGAGAACAGGGGTGGAGTCATTCCTGAATCTCTTGACGCTGTCTATCGCTCAATTCGCCCTGAGACCGATGTACAGTTTATGCCTGCCCCTGATGGCGGTCAGGTTATGATTACCTCCAAGGGTGCTCAATACATCGCTCCTGTTAAGCCTGAAAAGGGTATGTCTGACAAGGAAATCAGCGAGCAATCTCTGTATCGCTATGGAACTGTGCAGGGTAATAGAATTGTTCCTGAAGAGCGTACAAAGGGTTCTGGCATCAAACTTGCTGGATTTGTTAAAGGTGGCGAAAAGAATGCCGAGAAGTTCCTGCAACTTCACGATGATACTGTAAAGATTCGCACCATCGTTCCTCAACTTCTTGCTATGTACAAGAAGGACAAACTTGGAAGAACCCTCATTCCGAACGAAGACTGGGGAACTGCAAGGTCTCTTATCACGCAACTCAAGGCGGCTATTCGTCTTGAAACTATTGGAACTGGCCCGATTGCCATCGCTGAACACGAAATGCTCCAGAAGCGTGTCGCTGACCCTACTGCTTTCTTTGCCCTTGACATCGTAGGTAAGCAAACCCTAGAAGGTCTGCTAAAATCTAACGAAATGGCTCTTAAGAACAACAACGCAGGGATTCAAGTTACATTTGCTCCCACAGCAGGTGATGTAAAATCTGTTGAACAGCAAGCCAGAATCGAGGCTAACAAGAGAAGATAATATGGATAATCTCTATGACAATAGCGTTCCGATTGGTCAAGAAGAACGCAAGCAATTCCTTGCCCAACAGCCTCAGCAGGCTTACGCTAATCAAATTGGCGAAGGTCAGCAGTTTGACGAGCAGACAACTCAGTATCTTGATTCTCTAGACCCTGCTGAACGCCAAGCGGCTATTGACAGAATCAACGCCCCTATGACGGGTGAAGATGTCGCAGAGGCTCTCAAGCAGGATATGGACTTCATACCTACTCAGGACGAATACCTGAAGTATGTCGCTTATAACAAGACGCACGAGTCAAGCATCCTTGAGGGTATCTCTGCTGGTGCTAGTGCTGTTCTTGGAGACTTTGGAAGGGCTGTCGGTGCTGTTGCTGACCACCCGATGAAGGCTCTGGCTACAGCCCCTACATCGCTCATTGAAGCCTTTGCTCAGGGTACACGCAACCTGTATGGTATGGTTGCTCAGAGTTCTAATCCTAACAGCGTCTTGTTTGGCTTCAAGAACGCTATCGCTGGTGATGGTAGTCCTGAAGGGTACAACCAGTTCCTAGAGGCTCGTAAGTTCAATAAACACTCAGCCAGACTAGCCTCTGGAGAAGACACCATCATTATGGACAAGAATGTCATCGACCACGATATGACGCTTGCGATGTCTTATATTGCTGACCCTACCCTGTTCATTCCGTTTGGTCAAGCCGCTACTGCTGGTATGAGGGCTGTTGGTATGGGCGAGAAACTTGTTGCCCTTGGTGGTCGTGCGGCTCAACTTAAAAGTGCTGTTATCGGTGGTGGTCTTAAGTGGGGTGTCGGTGCTCCTATTGAGTTCCTTGGCTCTGCTACTAGAAATGTGATTGATAAGACTGTCGCTGTTGGTGGCAATGTCCTTGAAACGGCTACTGGAATCTCTGCGGCTGAACTGAAGGCTACAGCCAGAATGTCGGCTGTCGGAACTACTACCGCTTCAGCCCTTGGTGGTCATATCCCCGTTGTTTCATCCGTCTCTAATGCCTATGTCGCAGGTAGTGCGGCTGTCGGTATTGGAGAGGCTATTGGTGCTGTTGGTGAACAGATGCTTAAGCAAGGCGGCAAGAGAGGATTTAACTCTTTTGCTAGAGAGGCTCTCATTCAGACTCCTAACCTTTCGGCTCACGCTAAAGGACTCCTTAAGGTGCTTGATGCGGTTGACCCGATGTTCTCCTATGGCTATGGCATCGCTGGTGGAGCGGCTCACGGGGCGGCTATCGGTGGTACTCTTGGCTACCTCAGCGGAGGTGAAGAAGGTCTTGGTCACGGCATTGGTGCTGGTATCGCCCTTGGCGGTGTCGGTGCTGGTGCTGGCAGGCTTTTTGCTGACATCTCTGGTGGTACTATGATGGCTAGGGCTGAGGTTCAAGGTGGTTTTGTGGTCGAAAGTATGAAGGCTACGAACCATCCGAACTATAAGGCTACGGAGGCGTATCTTACGCTTGCTACGCTTAATGGCGACAGGGCTGGTGCTTTGCAGGTCATTGCTGGTCTTGACCGCATTGCTCCTGATATGAGACTTGTTGTTGGTAACCACGCTGACCAAGTCGCACTCCTGAGAAGCAGGGGTCTTGACCTCGATGGTCATAAGGTTGACCCTGCAACAGGAAAGAAGATTCTGGACGCTAAGGGTTTCCCTGTAGAGTTTGCGGCTGGTGCTGATGCCTTCAGGGGTGGAGAAGGTTTCGTGATGTACACAGATATGGATGCTACTGGAAAGCGTCAGATTACAGTACATATCAACACGGAAGCCAAGAGCAACAATGTAATGCACCACGAACTCTTCCACGCAGTCTTTGCCGAGACTGTTATGAAAGGTATGTTCAGAGATAAATTTGCTAAGGCTATCCTTGGCGAGTTCGATGCAAATGGTGTCAGAATCAGAGGCTCTGAAGTTGACCCTACTGAACTAAGACAGTTTGTCAGAAGAGAACTGATGTATACTAGAGATGCTAACGGGAATAAACTGCCTGTTGCTGAAGTCAAGAAGCGTATCGCTGAGTTTGATGCTCACTATGCCGAGTACCAGAAGGCTGGTGCTACGACAAAGATGAATCCTGACTCTGCCCGTGCCTTGGATAAGATTGTTGAAGAGTTCGGTGCTCACTACGCCACTCAGTTTATGAAGGGCAAGCCCCTTGACTATCTCTTCCACGGGGGAGAACTTCAAGGCATTCGTGGTATGATGGACAGAGTCCAGAACAGTTTCTTGGACTTCTGGCAGGCTAATATAACAAAGCAGAATCCTACATTCGGTGACTTTACGAAATCGTTTGACAAGTCATTTGCTCCTAATAACGGAAAGCGAACGCTCGCCCAACGGAGTTCCGCTATCGACTACGCTGTGCAGGACTTGCTCCGTGCCGCAGGTGGAAGAAACAAGGGAGGCTCTAATAGCGTTGATGTAAGAACTATGTCTCCTGAGTCCCGCAAGGCTTTTTTTGAAAGTAGCGGTATGGATGGTACTAGGTTCTTCTTTGACAAGAACGGAGCACCTAGGGCTGTCACAGAGGCTCAAGTTAAATTGGAGCGTCTCGCTGTAGGCAAGGCTATCCACGAATCTCTATCTAAACTCGACCCTAAGGATGTTGCTGGTCTTGTAGATGTAGATGGAAACTTTGTCGCTTCAAGCACTCTTGGAACTAAGTTCAACGACACGATGCTGGCTCATCTTGTCAAGGAAGGTCACATCACTCAAATCCTTGCTGACAGAATCAAGACCATCCAAGAAATCACCAGCGGTACAGGCTCTAATGTTGTCTCGTATCTCTACCACGGGGAGTCGATGGAAACGCAAGTTGGGCCGAGGTCTCCTCGCCTGTATGGTGCTGATGTTCCGATTACAGCCAGAAATACGATTGTCGTTGGATACAAGATTTCTGTTAAGAAAGATGGCACTATGTCCTTTGTTATGAAAGGACTAGACAAGAATGTCATCGACGCTAGAGGAAATACCCTCTGGGCTGACCAAGCGGTTAGAGACCTCTGGCAGGGCGATAGAAACGCCTTTGACCAGTCGTTCTTTGATTACCTAAGCAACGCTAGCAAGGCTAGCACGGATAACACCCGTGTTGAATCCTCACTTATTCCGTCACTTGCCCGTGGAGACGGATTTGGTGCTGAGCGTAGAAATGTGATGCACCAGTTCCTTGGTATGGCTAAGCGTGAAAGTGCCACATACTTCAATAAGCCTATCGCTGAGATTCCAAGAGGAAAGACATCAACAGTCACAAACTTCAGTATGGATTTGATGTCTCCTATGCGGAGCGACCTTCCTACCCGTTACGACTTCAATCTCGACAACGCTCATAGCGACCTCAGCAGAAACTTCAAGGTCTCTGATATGGAGTCTGAACGCACTCCTAATGGCGATATCTTCAAACACGCATCAGGATATAAGATTGTGTCAGACGCTAATGGTGCTAGCAAACTCTTCAGCAACAACGGGGAGGTTATTGGTTCATTCAAGGACAAGGAAGCCGCCAGCGTTGCTATGGAGAAGGCTTATACTGCTGATAGAGCCGAAACAGAAAAGCGTATCGTAAGGGTCATTGAAAGCCAACAGAAGCAACAGCAGAACTTCAAGGTGTTCGATGATAACACTCTTGCCGAAGGAAGAAGGATTGGAGACATCTTTGAGACTGACGCAGGAAGGGCTTTCCACGCTGGTACTGAACTTATCCGTCAGACCCGTGAAGAGTTCTATAGCGATAACTTCATCAAACTCCGTCAGTCAGACCCTGAGACAGTACTGAATGCTACCGAGGCTATTATGGCTCGTGTGGATAGGATTCAGAAGATGAAGGAGCAAATGGAGGATGCTTTCTACGCTTCCAAAGAAAAGGGAATTAAGCGTGAAATCCAGCGTCAGGAACTGATGAATGTGACAGCCCTGTTGCAGAGATATAACGACATCAGACTTGCATACGGAAGAGCCACAAAGGGCGGCAAGCGTGACGGACAGGTTATCCTCGACTATATCAACACCCACAGACGCACAAGCGTTGGCTATGACAATATGGCTAAGGTGTTCTTTGGCGAGCAGTACGATGCCCAGTTCCAGACTGGCAAGCCTGTTACCACAGTCGCTACGCACGGAACAAGTTCAAACGAACTGCTTACCTCTAGGGAATTCGACACCAGCAAACTTGGCTCTCGTCATATGAGCGACAAGGATAAGGTCGGTGTGTTCCTGTCAGGCGAGACCAAGACCTCGTTCGGCTATGCTGACCCTATGCAGGGCGAGCAAGGCTATCGTCAGGTCAGAGCCGCCATCAAGTTCAACAACCCGTTCGTTGTGGACTACGGCTTCAACTGCTTTGACGGGGCTAAATACGAGAAAATCTTTGATAAGGCTAGGGCTGGCGGTCACGATGGCGTTATCATCAAGAATGTGTACGATGGCGGTAGTGCCGATACTGTTTTCGTTGTTATGGCTGACAAGGTCAAGGACAACACGGCTATCATCGACACGCACATCGGTATGGACAGAGTTGACACGGCTACCAGAGCCTTGCTTGACCAAGACCAAGGTGCTATCAGATATCCTCTTCAGGAGTCTATGCCCCGTGGCAAGGGAGTCCGTATTGGTAGCGACCTAGGACTCTCGTTCAAGTCTGACGACACGACACCTACGACAGCAGGAACACCAAGCGTACTAGTTCAAAACATCGGTGCTGACCTCCTACAGAAAGGCATTGCGGCAAAGAAGATTGAACTGAGCGATTCCTATAAGGGTCTTGAAATCGGTAAACTGAAAGGCATCGCCCACACAGCCGACACTATGGCTGTCGGAGACCTGAAGATTAGCACAAAGACAGTCGAGAACCTTCAGGGAGGTATGTTCTTCCATATGCTTCACGGAGACCTCGCTGACTTCTGGGCTAGCACATTTGCTGGAGAAGGAGAATCATCTGTCTTGGTCAAGTGGATGAATGAGGCTATCAAGGTTAATGGCAGAAAGTTCGGAAAGCCTGAATCGTTCATCACATTGGTTAAGCCTGATAACGACAAGATTTTCCAAAGCCCTACTGGTACTAGGTCTGTTCTTCAGATTCTAGACCACCTTGTAGATAAGGGTGCGATGAGTCCTGAGACGCTCAGACAGCATATGATTGACGCATCCAACGAGCAGTTTGTTTCTGGAAAGAAGAAGGGAACTGACAAGCAGAAGATTTCGTTCGATGAAACAGAGTCGTATAAGGATATTATGACTCAGGCTCTCGATGAACTTCCTCAGCATAGTTTCGAGAACAGAAAACTCTTTATCGAAAGCCTGTTTGCTAGAATCGCAAAGTCTAAGGAAGTAAGCGGAAACGCCTACCTTAAGATGCGTGAGGTTATTGGAGGTCAGTCTTGGAATGCCAATAAGACAAGCAAGTTCACAGCCGCTGAAGCCAATCGTGTATTCGGTGACCTGCTTGCCGAGCCGATGATTAGGAATGTACCTAAGGGTCACGCCTATGCGGTAATCAAGATTAAGAGTCCTATCGCAGAGAAGGTTGATAGCAATCTTCACAAGTCCTATAGGTCTACAGTAGTCCAGACAAGCGGTGAAAAACCTGTTATGGCTATTATGACCAAGACAGCACCTGCTTGGGAAATCGTCAACAACGCCAAGAACCAGCGTATCCAAGAGTACAACAAGGCTCGCAAGATGTCGTATGTGAATGAACTTGGAGGCTCTCAGAATCCTTACGCTAAGGTTGTTGCCAAG